TGGCGGAGGCTCTACCACCAGGCGCCGTCTTCCTGGCTCGAGGAGGACGGACGTGGAGGTAGCTTGGACGATGAGCGCGCCGGAGGCGCTCGGCTCGGTTCTGATGTGGACGCCGCTGACAGGAACGGTGGTAGCGAGGGTCATGTCCAGGGAGGTCGAGGGCGGTCGCAGGATGGCGGTCGCGTGGGGAGGCGTTCCGTTCTACGTCGACGAGGAGGTGGCGCTGTGGGCCTCGCTGCCTGACGCGGCCAACCACAACGCGGACTCGGGGCACGTTCTCCCGAGGAACCTCCCCGGCCCTCCGCCTGATGCGATTCGGGCCGTGGCTGAGGCGCGGCGGGACCGGTCGCTGCGGGTCTCGGTGTCGAACGACGCGCTACAGGGGGCCGCGGCATGACGCGTTCCCGCCCTCGCCGGCCCCTGCAGGCCCTCACGCTCTGGCAGCCCTGGGCGAGCGCGCTCGTCGAGGGCCCGAAGGACGTCGAGAACCGCCCGTGGCGCCCGACCTGGCTGCCTCCAGACGGCCTCTGGCTCGCTATCCACGCGGCGAAGCGCCCGATCGACGGTCGCGACCTGGACGCGGTCCGGAGCCTCTGGCCTGCGGCCCGGCAGCGCGCGCACTGGCCCACCGGAGCGATCGTCGGGCTCGTGCACGTGGACCGCGTGATCGACCTGCGGCGGCCTCCGGAGGGCTGGAGCTCGCCGTGGGCGGTGGGCCCGATGTGCTGGCACGTCGACCAGCGGATCGCGCTGCCGCGCCCGCTCGAGTGCAAGGGGCTGCAGGGCCTGTGGACGGTGCCCGACGAGCTGCTCGACGAGCTGCGCCGAGCGTTCGCAGCGCGCGTCCGTGCGGTGGCGTGACGTGGAGTGCACCGGCTGCCCGCTCCGGTGCCGCTACCACGCGTTTCGAGGGCACGCCCCGAGCTTCGTCGAGGCGAAGTAGCTTTGTCCGGCTCATCGCCGGACTGTAGACGGAGGAGGACTGAGGCCATGGCAAGGACGTTGGATGAGGTGGCTGCGCGGCTCGAGGCCTTCGACGTGGAGCTGCCGGACCTGGAGCCGTACCGGAGCGAGGACGGGGACCTCGACGAGGAGCGCTACCTCGACGCGCTCGAGCGCCTGGCCGAGGAGCTCGAAATCGACTTGGGCTGAGACGCATCTGCAGCGCAGGAGGACGAGGGCGATGGCGAGGACGTGGACGGACGGAAGCGGGGCGGTGTTCGGAGGCGCGACGGTACGCGCTTGCTGGGAGGACGTCGTGGTGACGGTAGAGCTCGAGCAGTGCGTCGCGCCCGGCGGACGGCTCGCGTCGGTCCGCGTCCTCCGCAACGGCCACCTGTTCGCGGACGTGCCGCGCGCGGAGGCGCCGGAGGCGCTGAGGTACCTTGGCCTGCCGAAGACCAGAATGGGCGCCGTGTTCGCGGCGCTGTACGCAACGGACCGCGCGGTTGCGCCGCGCTGAGGAGGACGAGATGAAGACCGCAGACCAGGTGCGTACGATCAGGACGATGAGGAGCGAGGGAACGAAGCGGGCGCTCGGCGTATACCGCAACGCGCTCCGGTTCTACCGAGACGGCGGTCGCGCTCAGATCAGGTACATGCTCCGGGTGGCGCGGCAGCAGGGTCGTCGCCAGGAGGCTGTGACGGCCGCGATCGCGCTCGGCATGGCGCTCGAGGCCGCGCGCGCTGAGGCCGTCGAGAAGGCCGCGTCGACCAGGACCCTGCGGGTGACCTGCCTCCCCGACGGCGAGCCGGAGGAGGTCTCCGAAGCGACCCTCCTCGAACACAACCCCGATCTCGACACGCGTTTCCTGAGCAGCGGCGAGTCGATGGTCGAAGGCGGAGGAGCTGCGGTCGCGTACCTGATCGAGGTCCTGTAGCGCCTCCCCCTTCCTTGCTCCGTACCTCTCCCCCGTCGCCTCCTCCGAGAAGCCTCCTCCATCGCCAGGTGCCTCCTCCTCCGTATCGAGGTAGCGCTCGGTCTCCTCTCGCGGTACAGTACCACCAGGACGAGCCAGGCGCGCGGAGGCCGCCGCTCCCTCCCTCCCTGCCAGCTCGCCGGGAGGCGATGGGGCTGCGAGCGCGGCGGGAGGTCACCGATGGAAGACCAGACGATCAACCTCGACGAGCGCAGGCCGCACCGGGCCGGTCCCGCTGCCTGCCTGGCTTGCGGCGCACGAACGGTCGCAGTCGCTCCGGAGGCGGTCCGTTCCATGGAGTGCGCCACTTGCGGAGACCTCGCCGTCGTGTACCTCGATCCTGAACTACTCGCGGAGGCGCTCTCGGAGGTCCTCCCGCGCCTCCTCCGCCTCCGCGGGACGCGGCCTCCTCGCTCGTGCCGTCGGTGCGGTGAGGCGGTCGAGGAGGACCTCGAGACGTGAACCGACGCAAGCAGCTCGCGGACGGAACGGGGATAGATGTCGTCAGGCACGACGGGGGCTGCTCGCAGCCGGACCTCTGCACGGGGCGCCACGGCTCGAGGCGGGTGGACGTGTGGGTGCGCCTCGCGGTCAGCGGCGCGCCGCACGTCTGGCTGCTCGCCGGAGACGACGTCGGGTACGCCGACGCGGTCGCGGCGGTCAAGCGGTGCGCGTCCTGGCGGGACGTACCCGCAGCCGTTGGAGCAGTGACCTTCAAGCTCGCCGCCGGGCGGACGGACAACTGAGAGGGAGCGGCGGAATGACGGTGGTGATCGCTGGCGAGGTCCGAGGGAAGTGGGCGATGGCCGCGGACGGCCGAGGCCTCCGCGGAGACCGCATCATGACGGAGTCGGCCAGGAAGGTCCGGTCTCTCCCTAGTCTGCTGATCGGGGCCTCCGGTGACCTCGCCGTCGTGACCCGGCTCGTAGACGCGGTGGAGCCGGAGGACGCGCCGGAAGACGTCGCAGCGCGCCTCCGCAAGGCCACCGCGGAGGTCGGAGAGGAGGACGCCGGAGCATCCGCGCTCGTCGTCTACCGCGGCAGCCTGTACGTCGTCGAGCCGTCGGGCGTGGCGTGGCGCTCGCAGGACGACGTCGCCGCGATCGGGTCCGGCGCGACCGCGGCGCTCGGCGCGTTCCGCGCTGCCACCCGCATCCTGTCCACCCTCGCGCCGCTCCCCGCGGAGGAGGTCCTGCTCCTCTGCGTCGAGAGCGCGTGCGCGGTCCATCCGGAGCTTGGAGGCCGGATCAGCTCTGAGCCGCTGGAGCCACGGTGACGGAGACCTCCTCCCTTCGTGTAGATGCGCGGAGAGCGCGGAGGGCGCGCGCGCGGCTGGCGCGGACCGACTTCGCCACCTTCTGCGAATTCGTCATGCGCGACGAGGACACCGGCGCGCCGGTGGTCCTCGCTCCGTACCATGAGGAGTGGTGCGACCTCCTCACGACCGAGGACCGCCTCCTCCTGTGGGCGCACGTCGAGAGCGGCAAGACGCAGCTCATTTCGGTGGCGTTCGTCCTGTGGTCTCTCGGGCGGAACCCCAACCTGCGAACGGCGATCGTCTCCGAGGCGCAGCAGAAGCAGTCCAGTCAGATCACCTCTCAGATTCAGCGGTACATCGAGGAGAGCAAGGAGCTGCACGAGGTCTTCCCCGACCTCCTGCCCGACCGGAAGCAGTGGCGGACGGATTCCTTCCGCGTCAGGCGCAGCTCCGGCGCGCGCGCCAAGGACCCGAGCGTGCGCGCGGTGGGCGCGCACGGAAAGATCACAGGCGCGCGCGTAGACCTCCTGATCATCGACGATATCCTCGGGCCTGAGAACACGCGGACGCCGGAGCGCCGAGACGACATAACCGCCTGGATTCGCGCTGGATTGTTCTCCCGCCTCTCCAGGCGGGCGAGGGTGGTGTTCGTCGGGAACACCTGGAACGACCGCGACGCGATGCACGTCCTCGAGGGCGACGGCGGGTGGACCACCCGCCGGTACCCCGTCCGCGACCCGGAGACCGGCGCTCCTATCTGGCCGGAGCGATGGCCCGAAGACCGGATCGCCAAGGCCGAGGAGGACCTCGGGCCGCTCGAGGCCGCGCGGAAGCTGTACTGCCGCGCGCGCTCCGACGGCGAGCAGCGGGTGGACACCGCGTGGATCGCGCAGTGCCTCCTCCGCGGAGAGGGCCGGACGCTGACGCACTCGCTGCTGGCGCTCCCCGAAGGGTACGTCACCGTGACAGGGGTGGACCTCGGCCTCGCGAAGACGAAGCGCGCCGGCCGGCCGGTCCTGTTCACGATCCTGGTCCACCCGGACGGCTCGTATGAGGTCCTCTGCATCGAGTCGGGCCGGTGGTCCGGCCCGGAGATCGTGGCTCGGATCGTGGACACGCACAGGCGGTACTTCTCCACCATATTCGTCGAGTCGAACGCCACTCAGGAGTTTCTCGCGCAGTTCGCGGCGGCGGCCGGACCGATCCCCGTCCGGACGCACAACACCGGCGCGAACAAGTGGGACCCCGAGTACGGGGTGGAGTCGATCGCGACCGAGATGAGCCGTGCGCTGTGGATCATCCCGACGGCCGGCGGCAGTCTCCACCCCGAGATCCGAGCGTGGCTCGACGAGATCATCTACTTTGACCCGGCAGCGCACACGGGAGACCGGTTCATGGCATCGTGGATTGCGCGCGAGGGAGCGCGCCGGCTCCGGTCCGGCCGGTCTGGTCCGTTCAAGCACAACCTGAACAGGAGATGAGAGTGGAGTCGTGTGAGACGTGCCGAGAGCTGCGGCGCAGGCTCGGCCTGGCAGAGCGCATCCTCCGCCCGGTGGGCCGGCCTCGGTGGGAGGACCTGGGGGAGCTGCAGCGCCTGGCTGACGAGGTACGCCTGCTCGTCGACGAGGCCAAGGACGCGTTCGACCTGGGCGAGGCGACGAGGGCCGTCGACGCGCTGGAGCTGAAGGAGCGCGCCGCGCGGAGAGACCTGGTGGACGCGAGGAGGAGACGCAACGGGGTGGGCCGGTTCACATCCCTCGAGCAGGCGTACCAGGAAGCCAGGGACCGGACGGAGAAGGCGCGCGCGCGCCTTCAGGAGGCCAAGCGGAGCGCGCGGAGGAGGAACGCCCGCGCGTACGAGCGGGCCTTTCTCGAGGCCGCGTACGACCTCCTTGGCCGTGATGGGTACCTCCGGATCGCCGACGAGGCGCATGTGCGCGTCCGGCGCACACCGGACCGACCGCTGCTTGAGGAGCCGGACGACCGGCGCCTGAAGGTGCCACCGTGTACGCGGTAACGCTCGACGACCTGCTGACGCTGGACATGCTCATCGGGTGCTCCGCGAACAGGACCGGCGCAACCACCTCGAGGCGTCAGCGCATGGCGGTCGCGCGGATGCGGCGGGAGTTCCTCGCGGCCGCGCGGCTGACCGCGCGCCGCAGCGGCGTCCCTGTACGCGGTCCGGCCGTCGTCTGCTACCGGTTTCGGCTGGCTCGGGTGGACTGGGACGCGGTGGTCAAGCCGCTGCAGGACGCGCTCGAGGTCTTCCTGTTCGAGGGCGCGGACGACCGCGTCATCCGCGGCGTCCACGTCCTGCTCGAGCGTCCCGTGAAGACGGCCGGCCTGCTCCCGAGGGTGGACGCCGTCGCGCTCCCGGTGGCGGAGGAGGAGACCGCACTCGCGGTATACCGGTCGTGGCGGTCCGCCTCGGCGGGCTAGACCGGCGCTGGTTCTGCGGGTACGATACGGCGGAAGGTGGACACCATGAAGACGGAACGCGAGCAATTCGACGACCTGCTCGACCTGCTCGAGCGGACGCGCGCCACCCGCGCGGACCGGGCGGTGGAGGACGTCGTGAGAGCGCGGATAGGGCGAGGCGTACGCGGGCAGCGCGAGCGGTTCGAGCTGGCAGCGGAGGCCGTCTCGACGGTGGTTCTGAGGAGGCCGAGGTGAGGTGGAAAAGCGATCGTGACCTGAGCCGGTCGAACGACCGGATCGCGAGGCTCGGCCTGACGGAGCGCCAGAGGCGCCTGAACACGCTGTGGGCGTGGTATCGGGCCGTCAACTACGACTCGCGTCGCATCGAGTGGGACGGATCGATGGCTGTCGATGAGCTCGACCGAGAGGCGATCGCGGCCGGCTCAGGGTCCATGTACCCGGACGTCGCGCCGGACCTCCCGATCCGGTTCCGGCGGCCGACGGCCCCGTACCGGCTCGTGCGCCTGGTGGTCAACCGGTTCTCCGGCCTCCTGTTCTCCTCGCGGTTGCACCCGGTGGTGTCCGTCCCCGGCCGCGGCGCGCAGGAGCGCGTCCTCCTCGAGCTGATCAAGCAGTCCAGGCTGTGGTCGAGGATGTCTCACGCGCGCCGGTACGGTGGCGCGTGCGGTACGGCGTGCGTGGGGTTCAAGTTCGTGCGCGGTCGCCTGGTCATCGAGGTTCACGACCCGAGGTGGGTGACGCCGAGGTTCAAGGCTGGCGCAGACCAGCACACGCTCGAGCGCGTCGAGATCCGGTACATCAAGCAGCGCGAGGAGCGAGACGGAGAGGGCGTCCTGCGCCCGGTAGACTACTGGTACCGGCGGACGATCGACGAGGTCTCGGACACCCTGTACGACGAGGTCCCCGTCGGTGATGGGGACGAGCCGACGTGGACTATCCGCGCGCGGGTGGACCACTCGTTCGGGTTCTGTCCGGTCTACTGGATTCAGAACCTCCCGTGTGACGACTCCGCCGACGGAGACCCCGACTGTCACGGGATCTACGAGATGGCGGAGTCTATCGACGCACTCCTGTCGCAGGCCAACAAGGGGATCATTTCAAACTGCGATCCCACCCTCGGCCTGATAACAGACGACCAGATCAACACCCTCGCGAAGGGGAGCGACAACGCGATCCGGCTCCAGAAGGGCTCGTCCGCGTCGTATATCGAGATTTCGGGGAACGGCCCAAGGCTCGCGCTCGAGATGGTCAAGCAGATCCGGGCGTACGCGTTGGAGACGGCGCAGTGTGTGGTGGAGCACCCGGACGTCGCGAACCGGACGGCCACTGAGATCGAGCGCTTGTACGAGAGCATGTTCGACAAGGTGGACGACCTCCGCGAGCAGTACGCGGAGCAAGGCGTCCGCCCGCTGCTCGAGGGCATCCTCAACGCGGTCCGGAAGCTCCTGACCACCGTCCGGGTGAACGCGGACGGCTCCAGGTACAGGCGCGTCCTCCGGCTCGAGATCCCCGACCTCGACGAGGGAGTCACGTCACAGAGTTTCCTGGCCGAGACCTTCATCGGTGGGCCGGAGAGCTACGACGGCTCAGTGGTCCTGACCTGGCCGCCGTACTCCAAGCCGTCGCTGCAGGACCGGTCCATGGCGGTGACCACCGCGCGGTCTGCTCGCGACGGCGGTCTCCTGACGCGCGAGCGCGCGCTCCGGTTCGCCGCGCCGTACCTCGACGTGGAGGATCCAGAGCAGGCGCTCCGCGAGGTGGAGGAGGAGGCGGCCGCCGAGCGGTTGGCGGACGACATAGCGATCATGGGCGCAACCGGCGCGCCTCCGGCGGAGACGCCACCCGAGGAGAAGGCGCTGAACGGCGCTCAGGTCAAGGCGCTGATGGACCTCGGGATCGCGATCCGGAACGGGAGCGTGACGGCGGATTCGGCGCTCGCGACGGCGATGCACGCGTTCCACCTGGGACGAGAGGAGGCGATGAGCATCCTTGGCCTCGAGGACGCGGACGGAGACGGGGAGATCGACGAGCTATGAGGAGGACGGTATGGCTACGGTGATCAGGGTCAAGGGAGCGGACGGAGGGACTGTCTGCGGAAGGGACGCGGCGGAGCTGGTCGCTGAGATGATGGACAAGCCGTGCGCCGGGTGTGGCCTCGGCAGGGCGACCGCGGTCCTCCGAACCTACGTGCCGCTGGCAGACCTGTCTCCGGACCAGATCGCGCTCGTGGCCGCGGAGCGCGACGGCAGGGTCCCGGTGGTGCCGTTCAGGGACGGCTCCTCCGTCACGAAGTACGTCATGGTGGGCGAGACGCACGCGTGCGGCCGGTGCCTTCCCGCCGCCGAGCGGACGGCCGGCTCCGCCGGTAGGTCGTGGTGGGTGGTCGAGGTTCACGAGGGTCCTCGCTCGAGGTCCTTCGTGCAGGTCGCGTAGCGGTGGCGCTCCCGCCTGCGATAGACCGGGCGCTGCGGCAGCACCAGGACGCGTTCGAGCGCGCCACCCGCGGGAAGAACCTCGAGTCGCTCAAGCGGGTGTACGAGGCCGCGATCGAGCGCGTCATCGCCAAGATCGCATCCGAGGTGGCCTCCGGCTACTCCGACTCGTTCACGGCGCACACCCAGCGGATCGCGCTCCTCCAGCTTCGCGAGGGCATCGCCGCTGCGATGGTGGCGGTGGAGAAGGAGGTCCGCGCCTCCGCCTCCGCCTCCGCGGAGGCCGGCTCGGACGCGCTCATCCGGTCTATCGCTGCGCTCGACGAGCACTTCCGAGGCGCCGGCTCGGCCGTCCCGGTGGAGGAGGTGGCGCGCCTCGCCGGACTGACCGGCCCGAAGGGCACCTTGCTGCGCGTCCACGACTCCAGCTTCCGGCGGTACGGCGCGCGCCTGGTCTCCTCGATGGAGACCGAGCTCGCGGTATCCCTCGCGAGCGGTGAGTCGCTCTCCGCTGCGATCCGACGCATCGAGGGCGTGGCGCAGATCGAGTGGTGGCGCGCTGAGCGGATCGGCCGGACGGAGTCGTCGCACGCGTTCAACGCGGCCCACGACGCAGGCATCGAGCGCGCGCGCGCGATCCTGCCGGACCTCAACAAGCGGTGGACGGAGCACGTCGACGATGAGACCGGTCGACCTCTCGACGACCGGGTAGCTGACGACTCGCTGGCTCTGCACGGCCAGGTGGCCGGAGACGGTGGCCTGTTCGAGATGCCGGCTGACCCGAGGGTCTCCGCCAAGCTCCACGGGAAACGGTGGGCCTTTCCGCCGAACCGGCCCAACGACCGCGCTCGCATCCTGCCGTGGCGGCCGCACTGGGGCGAGCTGCCTGGGTGGGTCCTCAAGGGAGGAAGGCGCGTCCCCGTCTCCTCGGAGGAGGGTAAGGACCGGCTCGACCTCCGGTCTGCCGGGGTCTCCGCGGAGGTCGAAGCCGAGCCGTCGCGTCCGGTCCGCGTCAAGAACGCCGTACGAGCAGCCGTGAGGGCCGTTCGCGCTGCTGCGGCTGGTACGGCCCGGCTGAGGTCCGACCAGGGCAAGACGCGGCCCTCCGGCGCCAGCGGGAGGGTACGGCTGCGGGGTTGACACCTCGCACGAGCTGGTTGTACCCTCGCACTCAGGACCACACCCTACGGTTACACCTCTCGGAGGACCCCATGGCGATCAAGCCCACCGCAGCGAAAGCCCTTGCCGGAGACGACGGCGGACTCAGCGACACCTACGGCAAGCTCGCGACCGCGCGGAAGATGCGGTCCGCTCCGGCGGAGCCGGCGGAGAGCGAGGAGGCGGAGAGCGAGGAGGAGGAGGGCGACGACTCCGACGGCGTCCTCGACAAGCTCGGGGACGCGTCCGCGGCGCTCGTCCTGTTCGCCGAGGAGATCGAGGAGGTCATCGCCTCCGACAAGGCGCTCAAGAAGCTCTCCCCCGACGTCGACCTCGACAAGGCCGTCCTCGACGCCGTCGAGGCGTCCATCGACGAGCTTCCGACGGAGGTGGTCTCCGCTCTCGACCACCTCTCGGAGGCGGAGCTCGACGAGCTGGTCGGCGCGTACGACCTGCTCGCGGAGAAGGGCCTGACCAAGGACGCCGGCCGGACGGCGACCTACCTGTGGCTCGCCGCGCGCCTCTCGCAGGAAGGCGCAGAGCCGGAGGAGGAGCCGGAGGAGGCACCGGAGGAGGAGCAGCCCCTCGAGGACGACCTCGATGTCGAGGAGGTCTGAACGTGGCAAGGCGCGACCCGAAGCACTCTGACGTGGCAGCGCCCTTCGGCTGCGGCGAGTGGCAGCCGGACCCCCTGGAGGTCGAGAACCAGCGGCTGCGAGAGCAGCTCAGCGACGAGCGCCGCGAGGCGGACGCGCTGCGGTACCAGATCAAGCGGGAGGCGCCCAACGCGCCGCGCGCCACCACGAACGGGCGCAAGCCCTTCGTGATCCGAGGGAGGTTCTGATGAAGGTGGGCAAGGACGTCTCCCCCGGCCGCGCGCGCGCTCTGCGGGAGTCGAAGGACAAGATCCAGCAGGAGCGGCCGGAGCCGACCCCGCAGGCGCGGGACACGGTGGCCGAGCACATGCGCACCGCCGAGGTTCCGCGCGCGGAACGCGGCGCGGCGCCTTTCACCATCACGAGGTGACCATGTCGGCTTCGACGGACAGGCTCAAGCAGGCGATCGCGGCCGGAGAGGTCGGCGCAGGCCGGACCTACGAGTCGGTGGACCAGGCACACCGCGCTTGCTGCGCCCCGGAGGCGGCGGCGGACGCACCGGCCCACCACGCTCCGGTCTGCACGGACGCCATGCCCAAGGCGCCTAACCCTCGCCCCTTCGGGTCCCTGCGCGGCCCGAAGGGCTGACCACCACCCGGGCGCGCCGTCCATCGGCGCGCCTCTCGAGAGGTGACCATTGACCAGCACCTTCAAGATCGCGGCCGCGGTCACGGACACGCCGGGCGATACGAACGCGTCCGGGGCCGTTCGGCACGATATGACCGTGCAGGAGACGGAGGCGATCGCGCGGCGCCTGGTCAACGAGGTCACGCTCTCGGACGACAACCCCGTCGCGCTCGCGCTCGGTGGTCTGGCGTCGGTCAACGTGATCGTCATCCGAACAACGGGAGCGCCTGTACGCGTATCCCTGACAGGTCCCGGTGGAGCCGCTCAGGTGGTCTCCGTGGACCCGCTCGCGTGCATCGTGTCGAGGTCCGAGGCGTACACCGCGATCACGGTCGCCCGCCAAGACCAGATCGAGACCACCGTATCGTACTACCTGGGTGAGAGGAGCTGAGCATGACCACGAGACCGACCCTGAAGAGCATCCTGGATCAGGCGAACCCGAACACCGTCGCGGACGCGCTCCGGCGCGTCGGCCTCGGCACCGCGCTCGAGGCGCTCATCACGCCGGTGGAGGAGGTCGTCCTGGCTGCCGGCGGCAAGGTGACGCCGACGCAGCAGCCGCTGGCGGGTACGCTCAAGGTGCGCATCGGCGCGACCGACCTCGTGGAGCTGGCCGAGCGTACGCTCACCGCTCCGACCGCGGCCGCGCTGGTCGGCGCCGCGTTCCCGCTGGCGCTGGCGCCCGGCGACGCGATCGGCATCGCGGTCGACGGGGCGGCCGAGGCCACCGCGACCTTCACCGGGACGGCGGACACGGCGACCGCGGCCAACCCCGCGCCGTATGACACGACCGCCAACAACGAGATCACCGTCGACGTCAACGGCGACGGTCCGCTCCCGGTGCAGTTCACGGGGTCGGCGGCGGTCGCCGACGCTGGTTTCGCGGAGCCGTACAACCTGGGGACCGGGACCGGCAACCTGCTCGTCAAGCTGAACGACGACGGCGCACCGACCGAGGTCGTGTTCGAGGGCACGCAGGGCATTCAGGTCGCCGCCGCGGAGACGTACGGGCTCGCCCCGGCGCAGACGCTGGAGGTCACCGTCAACGGGAACATCGCCAGCCCGAAGACGCTGACCGTCGGCGCCGGCGGCACCGGCTACGTGAACGAGGCGCTCGCGACCGCGGCCGAGGTCGTCGCGGACTTCAACGCGCAGCTCGTGCCGGCCGACCCGCTGGAGTTCTACGTGGCGGCCGGTCCGGCCGTCGGCATTCGGTCGAAGCGGTACGGCAGCACCTCGACGGTGCTGGCGTCCGGTGGCACCGCGCTCGCGGCGTTCAACTTCGCCGCGGCGGTCGACGGCGAGGGCGTGGCCGCGGACCTGTCGGCCGCCACCGCGGCCGAGGTCGCCGCGGCGATCCAGGCCGATCTGGCTCCGGACGCCACCTGCGCTGACGTGGGCGGTGTCCCGCGGATCACCACGACGCGCCTCGGGTCGTCGGCCGCCCTGGCGTTCCCCGGCGGTGACACGCTCGGGCCTACGTTCAACTTCGCGCAGACGACCCCCGGCGCCGGCAACGTCGCGAACCGCGCGGCGGTCACGGCGCAGGAGGTCGTGGACGCCATCGCGGCGGTGATCGACCCCGCCAACGCCGTCGCCGACCTCAACGGAGGCGCCCCGCGGGTGACGAGCCGGATTCACGGGACGAACTCCGACGTCACCATCGGTGGCGCCGCGAACGGGGTGATCGGGTTCCCCGCAGGCGCGGGCGCGGGAGGCAACGTCGGTGCCGTCGAAAACGTGCAGGCGGCCGAGGCGAAGGCCGTCATCGAGGCCGCCATCCCCGGCGTGACCGTCAACGCGCTGGCGCCGGGACTGCTGATCACCAGCAACACCACCGGAGCGAGCAGCACGCTCGAAGCCGCGGCCGTCGTGCCGGCCGGCTTCGGCATCGCTGGCGCTGCCAGCGCGGCGGGAGACCCCGGCGGCGCGTTCACCGTCGCGGCGGGCATGTTCTACGTCGACCCCGCAGAGGTCGACAAGGTGGTCCTGCCCGACGGAACGGCGGACGGCGCGTCCGTGCGCATCAAGTACACGTCGGCTCCGCTGACGGCCGCGCAGCTTGCGGCGCAGTTCGAGCTCGAGTAGTTTCCGGAGAGGTGGGCGCGGAGACCTCCTCCGCGCCGTGACAACAACGTGCCCGCCAGGCGCCCTGTCACTCGGCGGCCGCACCGATCGCCCACGCGACGGCAGCGGTCAAAAGCCGGCAAACGACGGAGGCCACCAGGTGCAAGGAGCGACCATGCAGCGCACGTACGAGCCGAGGGAGGAGGGTGGCCTGACGCCGCCCGAGGACCTCGACGGCGCGGAGACGCCAGAAGACGGCGTCTCCGAAGGTGAGACCGAGACCGAGGAGGCCCCTGTCCTCGGTGAGACAGAGGAGGAGACCGCCGAGGAGACCGAGCCGGACCCCCCGCCCGAAGAGGCCGGAGGAACGCCTGCTGAGGTTCCGCCGGAGGAGGAGGACGAGGAGGAGGAGGCCGAGAAGGTCTACCGCATCGCCGAGTCCAAGTTTCGGGAGATCAAGCAGAAAGCCCACGACAAGGGCTTCAAAGCAGGAGAGGAGGCGGCGATGGCTACGGTGGAGGAGATCGCGAAGAAGGCTGGATTCGCGTCGGTCGAGGAGGCCTTCCAGGCAATCAAGAAGGGTGCGCCGGTTCCGGCGAAGCCGAAGCCGAAGCCGAGCGAGTCTCAGGGCAGAGGTCAGATCGCGGACGACCTCGCGACGAGCCGTGAGAGGCTCCGGCGCAAGCTGGACCTCGAGCGGTCGATGCGGAAGCAGGCGGAGGCCAAGGCCGAAGCGGAGCGCGTCCGCGGAGAGATCCGAGTCGCCGCGGTCAGGGCCGGCGCGGCGGACGTGGACTACATCGAGACCTTGGTTGCGCGCCACGTCTCCGGGCTCAGCGAAAAGGACCTCGCCTCGTTCAGCGAGGCCGAGTACATCGCGGGCCTCAAGAAGGAGCGGCCGCGGCTGTTCAACGAGGACGGCTTCGAGGAGGTCACCACCGGCGCACCAGGTGGCGGTGGCGGCGGTCCGGCTCCGGAGGACGTCTCCGGCCGCGGAGGCGGCAAGGTGGACGCGAGCACGATGTCGAGAGAAGACTTCGCCAGGTACCTCAAGTCCAAGGGGCTGACCGTACCGGGGCGAGGCGTTCCGTCACGATAACGGGGACCTGGGCGTCGGGCTTGCTCCGCCGAAGTCCCTGTGTTACACCAGGGGAGTAGAACCCCCGCCACGAAGGTAGGAGTGGACCCATGCCGGACTTCGGAATCATCGCGAGTGACCCCGTCATCCAGAGCCTCGTGCAGGAGAACGCGCTGCAGCGCGCCTTCCACGACTCGCTGTTCCCGGCGCTCCTGTACCGCCTCGAGGCGGCGGAGCAGCAGTTTCCGGGCAACGTCGGCGAGAGCATGACGTTCACGGGCCCCGGCCTCATCAAGCCGAAGCCGAAGCCGATCCAGCCGGGCTCTGACCCGGCGCCGTCGAGCTACGGCGCCGAGCAGTGGGCCGTCACCGTGAACCAGTACGCGGACACCATCGACACGCACATGCCGTCGTCGATCACCGCGATCGCGGACCTGTTCCTACGGAACGCGCAGCAGCTCGGCCTGAACGCCGGGCAGACGCTCAACCGCCTGGTCCGCAACGCGATGTACAACGCGGCCATGGCCGGCGCCACGGTGGCGGACGGCGCGCAGGTGCTCGCCGGCACAAGCGGTACCCTCCGGGTGGCGCGCCTGAACGGGTTCACCACCTCGCGTCGGCCGGACCTGCCGTCCGGCTCGCCGGTCCGGTTCGATCCGGTCTCCGCGAACAACCCGCTCCGGATCACCGTTCGGGTCGGTGCCGTGGACCTGGCCGCGAGCGTCGTCGGGTTCTCCCCGGACGCGGCCGGTGACGAGCAGGGGCCCGGGACGCTGTCGCTGACCTACGCGGCCGGGCCGCACAACGTGCTCGACCGCGCGACGGTCCTCGCCGTGGATCGCACGTACAGGGTCAACGCGGCCGCCGGGAACAGCATCGACGCGCTGAACGCCGGAGACGCGATCTCGCTGGCGCACATCCGGACCATGGTGGCCCGGTTCCGCAAGCAGAACGTGGCGCCCCAGGCGGACGGCCGCTACCACTGCCACCTCGACCCCATCAGCGAGGCGCAGGTGTTCGCCGACACGGAGTTCCAGCGGCTGCTGACCTCCCTCCCGGACCACTACGCCTACCGCGAGTTCACGGTGGGCGAGCTGCTGGGGACGATCTTCTTCCGCAACAGCGAGAGCCCCGGCCTGTCCACCGTCGAGAACGACGGCGCGGGCGGGTACGACACCGACGAGCCGTTCGGTGGGGAGCTGGTCAACGCCGGTGGCGTCGAGGTCTCGCGCGCCCTGTTCTCCGGCGACGGCTCGATCTACGAGTACTACGTGGAGCTCGACCAGCTCATCACCGAGGCCGGTCTCCAGGGCAAGGTGGGCGAGCCGCGGATCACGAACAGCGGGATCGAGGTCAACACGGACCGCATCCAGCTCATCTTCCGCGCGCCGCAGAACCGGCTCCAGGACCAGGTCTCCACGAGCTGGAAGTTCATCGGCGGGTGGGCCGTCCGTACGGACGCGGCCGTCGGGGACGCCGCGCGCTACAAGCGGCTCGGCCTGATCGAGCACGCGGCCGAGTAACCGCGAGACCTCCGCCACCCTTCCACGGTCCGGCGGCGGAGGTCCCGTGCCCTGACCCCGGCTCAGGCGGGGGTCGAGCCGCGGAGACCTCCTCGCTCGACCTCCCCGAGCCACCTCGAACCCCATCTGGAGGTGGTTATGGACCCACTGGCATCGATCAAGGTTCCGCTCCCCGGCGAGGCAGCCGGCCCCGCCTCCGCCGATCTACCGGTTCGCTCCGTCGATGCGAAACCGAAGGCGGCGGAGAGCAAGCCGAAGGCGGCGAAGCCGAAGCCCGAAGAGGCCTCCTCCGCGCCACGGGAGGCGGGGGCCGCGGCGTCCGGCGCGGCTTCGTCCTCGAGGCCCTCTGAGGGCAAGGGAGCGACGCAGGACGGTGAACCGGAGGCGCAGGCGGTCTCCTCTCGGTTCGTCGTTCGGCGGACCGCCGTCGTCCGCGTCGGCGGGTTCTCCCTCCGGCTGGCGGCAGGTCGCATCCTCGACCCTTCCGTGTACTCGGAGCGTGACTGGGCCTCCATCCGCCGTCAGGCCGAGGATGCGCTCGAGGAGGAGACGCCGTGAAGGACAAGCAGTCGAGCGCGCCGCACCCCCTCGTGCCTCCGCGGTACGTCTGCGGGAGGTCTGCCGACCTCCGCGTCGCAGGGAAAGAGGTCAAGCTCCGCAAGGACGGCGTCTATACCGAAGAGGGCCTCGGTGGGCCCGACGGCGTCGCGCGGCTCCTCGCCGCCGGAGCGAGCCTGGAGCCGTGGTCCGGCTGAGGCTTTGATCACGTAGGAGGCCACCCGTGACCGCAGTAGCCCCGCTGTCCGACGACGAGAAGACCCGGATCAGGTACCACCTCGGTTACGTGGGGATCACTGACCCGACGGCGCTCCTCGCCGGCCTCCCCGTCTCCAGCCAAACCCTGTACGTCCTCGAGCGCAACCTGAACAACGTCATGCCGTACGCGCTCCCGCACGTCCGGCGCCTGCTCGGCATCCTCGATGCAACGGAGACCCGCCTCGTCGAGGCGCAGGAGCGGCTCTCGGTGGCGTCCGTCGATGAGGTGGAGCTGCGCGGGATCACCGAGGGCGCGACGGAGACGGATGCCCTCGAGCGCGAGGTGTTCCGGTTCGCGACGCGCCTCGCCGACCTGCTCGGCGCGCGGGTCAACCCGGAGTCGTCGAGGTTCTCCCGGTTCCTCCGCAGCGGCGGAGGCGGGGTGAACGTCAGGATCGTCAGGAGGTAGCCTGTGGCTTTCCGCGTCCCGACGAAGGACTCCGTCTCGAGGAGCGTCGTCGCCAGGCTCGCCGGCGTCGTCGACTCCGCGAGGGACCTGGCGACCGGCCTCGGACTGCGACCGCACGTCGTCCGGATCGTGTGGACGCGGTGGACCGGAGGGATGCGCGGGATCGGCCAGGAGGTTCTCGTCAAGGAGGAGGTCCTGACCCCCATCCCGAAGGTGGAGCGGCTCGAGGACGTGGACGCGGAGGTGGTCGAGGTCGGCCGGATCGAGACCGGCTCCGTCGTGGTCAGCAAGATCAGCTCGCGGTACCCCGAGTCGCTCCTCCGCGGCGCGCTCATCGACGGGGAGAGCATCCCTCCCGACGTCGCGGTCTTCTGGGAGATCGAGAACGTCTCCACCGGACGGCGACGGCGGTTCACGCGCGCGAGCGCGCCTGCGTACGACGCGGGCCGCCTGCAGTGGGTCGTCGGGCTCGAGGCCGCCATGAGCGGCCGTGACGACGACGGAGAGCTGCCGTGAGCGGGGAGTTCAGCGTCCGCGTCCACGGGTTGCCGTGGTTCACTGCCCACTCCACCTCCGTGCAGGAGGCGATCCACCGGGGCGCCGCGGCCGGAGGGGTGGCGGGAGCTTCACGCGTCGAGGCGCTCCTCGCCACCGAGACCAGCCGCAAGAAGAAGGTCAACCTCGGGACCCTCAAGAAGCGGTGGAAGACGGTGGTTCACGCCGACCCGATGCTGGTCGGCCGGCAGTCCGCGCACGTCACGAACGACGCGCCGTACGCGGCGGTCATCGAGCGCGGCCGGAGGCCCGGCGGCAGGATGCCACCGGTCAAGGAGCTCATCCCGTGGGTCAAGCGGAAGCTCCGTCCCGGCGCTCAGCCGCCAGGGGCGAAGCGGCGCAAGAGCAAGGCCAGGAGACGCGCCGAGCGGGCCGCTAAGGTGATTGCCAGGAGGAGCCGGAAGGTCGCCAAGGTCACCAGGAGAAAGGCCAGGAGGATGGGCGCGGCCGCGTCGAAGAAGCTGCGGAGGCTGGTCGGCGCAGCTCCGGCACGGCGTCCGAGGCTGACGCCTGCCGAGCGGGAGGCCCGGCAGCGTGAGCGGGAGGACCGCAAGGTCGCGGCGGCAGAAGCCCGCAGGGCCAGACAGGAGGCGGCTCGTCGCAAGGTTGCTGCGAAGGCAAGGGCCAAGGCGAAGCAAGAGGCGCTCGAGAAGCAGGTGGCATTCGCCGTCGCGCGGAAGATTCAGCGGAAGGGGACGGAAGGCGCCTGGATCGTGAGGGACGCGGCCGAGCGCGCGGCCGACCTCGCGGTTCGCGAGATGGAGCGAGAGGTCCTCGCGGAGATCCAGAGGGTGCTTGGAGGCGGGACGTGAGAGGCGGAAGGGCAACGCTGGTACTGAGGGCAGACGACGCGCAGACGCTGACCTCCGCCTCCGAGGCGGACGCCACGACCGCCCTCGTCCGCGGCCTGGCAGACTACCTCGAGACGCTGGGCAAGACTGCCGCCGGCGGACGCGTCGTCTCGCTGCGCAAGGTCGTTCCGTACCACGCGGAGCCGGAGGAGGACGGGGTCCTCCCCTCCGCCTGCGTACGCCCCGCGGGGGTCGGGAAGTACGCCGAGACCGACCTGAGCAACCGGATCGTGGCGGACCTCGGCCAGGACCTCCGCCTGCTCAAGTCCTCCGAGCTGGAGGTCGACATCGAGGTCATCCTGTACGCCACCGACCCCGTCGAGCTCGGGTCGGTGGTCGGGATCGTCGAGGACGGCATGTCACCGGTGGACTGGCTCGCCGGCGCACGGCTCCGCCTCCCGCGGTACTACGGGGTCCACGCCGAGTACACCCTCTCGTCCGTCCAGTACGAGCGCGGGGCGCTCGCGGTGAGGAGGTGGCGGACGGCGTCGGTCGTGGTCTCCGCGTCAGTCCCCGTGGTGCGGGTCATCCGCGTCCCCAAGGCGCACGTCGCGTACCGCGGGACGGTCCTCTCACGCTCCACCTGAGCTTGCGGTACGCCGAGCGGTGGTGCATCATAGGCTCGAATTCAGGAGGAACAGCGCATGGGCTTCATCCGCCGATACCAGTACTTTCCGGGCTCCGAGCAGATCATGGAGATCGAGGGTGTCATCATCGTCGACTCTCCGCCCGCCGGAGGCGTCCAGGGCGTAAGCTCGGGTACGGTGGCCCTGGTCGCCGAGTTCCCCGACATGACGTACGCCACCCTGGTGAAGTCCGACGGCTCCGTCTCCGCGCGGTACCGGCCCCAGCTCGTCCTGAGCGGCAAGGACCTCGTCGACAAGTTCGGCTCGTTCGACGAGACCCTCGGCAAGTTCGGCGGGACGTGCGGCAACGGGTGGGTCGAGCTGCGCAACAAGAAGTTCACGCGCCTGGTGGTGGTCCCGGTGAACCTCGCGTCCGACAAGGGCGTGCGCCTGTTCCGCGAGCTGCCCACCAACAAGTCGGCCACCGACCCGAGCCCGATCGTCCCGCTGAGCGCCGGCCTGGTGGGCGCGGGTCGGGAGTTCAAGTCGGGCGCAAACCGCGCGCGGACCGCCTCTCGCGTCGTGTTCAGCGCGAGCGCGCCGCTCGAGAAGGGAGCGGCCGGCAGCGTCACGAACGCAGCCGCCGCGGCGACGCAGGTCCTGACGGACGCGACCAAGGACTTCGTGGCGGCAGGGGTGGTCAAGGGCGACGCCGTCGTGATCGGTGTCATCGGAGGCGCCGGCGCGACGGGGAGCAACGCGGGCACGTACCGCGTGGTCTCGCTGACGGCCACCGAGCTGACGCTCCAGCGTCAGGACGGGACCTCCTTCAACTTCGCGACCGACGCGGCCACCGTGTACCGCGTCCACCCCGGAGCGGACGCCGACTCCGGCGCGGGGTACCAGCTCTCGGAGGCGGGTGGATACCGGGTCCTCGGCCGTCCGCTGGACCAGACGATCGCGGCGGCGACCGTCTGCTCGCCCACCATCACGCCGGCCGCCGGCTCCGCGACGTCGTGGGACTCGCTGTCCGGCCTCAAGATGGTCACGCACGCCACCGGTGGCCTGACGTACACCGCCGCGAAGCAGGCGCCGAACACGGAGACGAACGCCACCCTCGAGTCGGAGTACGAGGACGCCCTCGCCTCCCTCCTCTCCGAGGAGGCCCCGGCGCGCGACGTCAACATCGTGTGGCTCGGCCGGAAGGGGAGCGCGTACACCTCGGCGCTCCGAAGCCACTGCCTGCTCAAGTCGGAGAGCGGCCGCGGCCGCATCGGCGTCACGAGCCCTCCGCTGGACATGGGCGTCGAGGCGATCGAGACTTCCGCGGCCATCGCGGACGCGTGGCCCGGCGTCGGCGCGTACCGCAACGAGCGCATCCTGTACGGCTGGCCCGGCGTGACCACGAAGGTCAAGGAGGCGGTCGGGTACACCTTGACCGGCGCGGACGCGAGCTCGTACGACGACGGTGAGATCGACACGACCTGGGACGGGTGGATCTGCGCGGTCCTGAGCAACCTCGCGCCGGAGCGGAACCCGGGCCAGGCGGCCCCTCCGGTCCCCACCGTGCTCGCGCCGGTCCTGAACCTCCAGCGCGGCGCGCCGACGCTGGCGATCAACGACTACAAGGAGCTGCGCAGCGCCGGTGTCATGGCGCCGCGGTTCGACCGCAAGTTCGGCCTCCAGATCCAGAGCGGCGTGACCACCTCGCTGGTCTCCGGCGAGAAGAACGTCAACCGGCGCCGGTTCGCGGACTTCGTGCAGGACTCCGTCGCGGAGCGGCTCGTCGGGTTCAACAAGCTGCCGCTCTCCAACGACGTCAAGGACTCCGCCTCGGCGGAGGTCTTCGCGTTCCTGAACGACCTTCTGTCGCCGAACGACGCCAAGCGTCAGCGGATCAAGGGGTTCCAGGTGGACGACGTCTCCGGAAATACTGCCGAGCTGGAGGCCCTCGGGATCTGGACGATCATCGGCCGCGTCAACATGCTCTCGACGGCGGATTTCATCGTGTTCCAGACCGAGGTCGGTCCTGGGGTGGATACCTCGCAGTAACGAGCGCTGACGGCCCGGCGGCGCGCTGACCGGGCCGTCTACCACAGGAGAGTACGATGGCGAAGAAGCGGCTCAAGGGACAGGACGTCGAGGTGCTGCTGATCGACGGCGGAGAGGTCGTCGAGGCGCTGACCGATATCAAGAGCTTCACGATGGAGCCGGAGCAGGAGATCCTGTCCGAGGACTTTCTCGGGCAGAAGACTTCGACCAAGGACGAAGTCTACGGCGGTGTCACGGGGACCCTCGAGCTCCAGATTTCCGACCCAAAGGTCTTTGACGTCCTCCGGAGCATCAACAACCGGGCGAAGAACCAGGTCCCCGGAACGCAGATCAACATCAAGGCCACGTTCAACTTCCCGAGCGGCTCCCGGTACCGCATCCTGATTCCGGACACCAAGTTCGGGTCGATGCCGGTCTCGTTCTCCGGCCGGAAGGAGTATGGCAGCGTGAGCCTGAGCTACGCGGCGGACGACTACGAGCCGATCGCGTAACCACCGGCGGCCCGAGGGCCGCCTCGAGAGGAGGACAGGATGAGCGAGACCTACGCCGGCGAGAGGCCGGTCCACGAGTTCACCGTTCCGGCCAGCATCGGCGGGACGTCGTACCAGACGATCGGTATCGTCGAGCTGACCCCCGAGGAGGAGATCCGGGCCGCGGCGCGCGCCGGTCACGAGCGGTACAGGCTGGCGATGGAGCTGTCCAAACAGTCCCTGTTCATGATCAACGGCTCCAGGGTCCGCGAAGCAGACGGAACGCTCGACCGCGCGTGGGCCGGTATGCCGCCGAAGCTCCGCACCCTCATCGCGTCCGCGTACGCGGAGGTTCACTCGCCGTCTGACTCCGAGCTGTCGTCTTTCCTCGCGGGCCGCACGGTGCGAGCGTAGGCGGCCCGATCTCGCTCGCCCAGCTCGCCATGGCGCTGGGGCCGTCCGCCTCCGAGTACGTCGACGACCTCCTCCGCCTGATCGCGTTCCTTGGGCGGTACGGCCACCAACCGGCGAGCGTCGTCATGCGAATGCCGGTCACACAGGTTCAGAGGCTGAGCCGCCACGTCGCCGACCTCCTCGAGGAGGAGAAGGAGTCGGCGGAGTCTCTCGCGTCCGGAGGAGACTGAGACCATGTCAGACGTCCAGAGGGTAGTCGAGCTGATCTTCCGCGCGACTGACCGCGTCTCCGCTCCTCTCCGGGGGATCGGGCGGGCGGCGGACGCGGCCTCGCGCGGTCTTCGGACCGCCGCGGCGGGGGCCGGCCGCTCGTTCTCGGACCTCGCAGCCACGATCCACCACGTCGGTGGCGCGCTTCGTACGTTCCAGATGATCGGCGCGCCGGTCATCGACGCGGTCAAAACCGGCGTGTTCGACCTCAACAGCTCGTTCGAGGACACGCAGAAGCGCGTCGCCGGCGCGCTCCAGGCGTTCGGCCTGGTCTCCACGTTCGAGGACGGCCAGAAGGCCGCCTCGAAGGCGTTCGCGAAGATCCAGGCGCAGGCGGCGGCGCTCCCCGGCGAGCTCGAGGACTACCTCGCCGTCTTCGAGATGGGGCTGCCGAAGGTCATCGAGGCAGGGATCACCGACGTAGAGAAGATCGCGGACGTGACCAACCGGTTCGGGGCGGTGGCTATCAGCCAGGGCCTCGATGCCACCCAGGCTGCCAGCGACGCGATGCGCCTCCTCGGTGGTCAGGCGGGCATGGACGTCCGCATGTGGACGGCCCTCGCCCCGCTCATCGGCAAGTCTGCGCAGGAGTTCAACAAGCTGTCCGCGACGGACCGGCTCAAGGCGGTGGAGGGCGTGCTCGGCAAGTACGACGACCTCCTCTCGGCGTACGGTGACAGCATGTCCTCGGTCCAGGGGACGCTGAAGACGCAGGTCAAAGACTTCACGCGGATCGCCACGAAGCCACTGTTCGACCGCGCCAAGTCGGGGATGATCGAGCTGACGTCGATGATCGCGGACAACGGACCGGCTATGCAGCGGATCGCGGACAGCGTCGGCGGTGCGCTCGTCGCTGGCATCGACGCGGCCGTGCGCGCGTTCTCCGTTCTCCGCGACGTGGCGGAGGACGTCCTCGGGACGCTCGGACGCGCGGCGGACAAGCTGGGGGTCATGGCAGCCGCGAAGCGTGTGGCAGGTGCGGTCTCCGGGGTCGCGTCGTCCGTGGGCGCTGAAGACCCGCTGGGGGCCTTGACGGCTGTTTTGACGCGCAGTCCGTCCATGGTCGCCATGGTTTCGATGTTCCAGCGGCTCGCCACGCACGGAGACGTCCTCTCCGGCGTCCTCTCCGGCGTCGCCACGATCGCGGAGAACCTCCTCGGCGCGTTCGGACCCGTCCTCGAGGTCGCTACCATGCTGGGCGCGATCGTGGGGGATGTGGTCGCGGCGGTCCTCCCCCCGCTCGTCTCCGGCCTGGTGGCGGTCTCCGATGGGATCGGCGGGTTCGTCGAATCTGTGGCGAGCGGCCTCGAGGTGTTCCTCGAGCGCGCGCGGCCCACCATGGTCAAGATCGGGGAGGTGGTCGGGAAGATCGCGGAGATCCTCGGGCGCGTTCTCAAGCCCACCCTCAAGGTGCTCGGGGGGGTGTTCGAGAAATTCGTGGCCGGGTGGAATCAGTACGTCGCGCCGATCATCGACGCGATCGTCTGGCTCCTGGGGAAGCTGGCGGACGGCATCCTGTGGGTGCTCGACAAGATCCCTGGCTTCGAGTCGGGCGCACAGCCGAGGCGCGCGGCGTCCGCACCGTTCAACCCCAGCTCCTCCGCGGACCCCTTCGCGGGAAAGCCGGCCGGTTACGGCGGCTTCCAGGCACCCACCAAGATCGGGTACGGTGTGGCACTCGGGAGCAAGCTGGCCGCGAAGGCGGCGGCCGAGGCGGTGGCCCGGAAGCCACCGTCGAGCCGTCCATCCGGCAAGACGGTGTTCGATTTCCGCAACAGCCGGTTCGACATCCAGCAGGAGTATGCAGAGGGGTTCGATCCCGACCGCGTGGCGGTCGCGTTCTCGCAGGACCTCGCGAGGCTCGGAGAGCTTCGCGTGCAGTCCGGGTACGCGCCGCTGTTCGGGGTGTAGCCGGGCGCAGCGCGGTAGCACCACGACCCGCTGGTGGCGTACACTGCGGTCGTCAGGAGGTACACCGTGGGCGCGTTCACGATCAAGGAGCTGACCGGCGACCGCCGGACGATCGAGCTCGAGGGCCGCGCGGCCCCGTTCAAGCCGTACCGCTTGTCGGGAGGCCATCGGGTGGACCTCACCCGCCCGCCCGGCTCCCCGAACGCCACCGCTCAGCTCGTCGGGCCTGACGAGGACACGACCTCGATCAACGGGAGGTGGTCCGACCGGTACCTCGGCCGCGCGGCCGCGTTCGGGGACACGCCGATCGCCGTCGTCGACGGCATCGCGGCGTCCACGTGCCGCGAGCTGGTGGCGCTGATCGATGATGTTCGTGTGCAAGGGCAGCTCCTCGAGGTCACCTGGGACGCCACCCTTCGCATCGGGTTCATGACCAAGTTCGTGCAGGAGTGGCAGCGCGGCGAGGTGGTCGAGTGGGAGATGGAGTTCTCCTGGGTGGGCCGGGGAGAGCCGGAGGACGCGGCTGTGTTCCCCGCCGTCACGCCGGTCGCGGAGGTGGTCTCCTCGCTCTCCCTCTCTGACCTGCTCGGACTGACCGACGCGCTCGCGGCGTTCCGCGGTCTCGCGGAGTTCCTCGACGTGGTGGTCTCGGCGCTCCAGCAGGCGGCGCAGCTCCTCGACGACATGCTGTCCATGGTCGACCTCGTAGCGACCGCGATCGCCACCCCGTTCGAGCTGATCGCGGCGGTGGCCTCCCTCGCCAAGGCGTTCGCGTTCGGGCTCCAGGAGGCGATCGAGAACGCGATCGGCAAGATCACCAAGGCGTTCGAGGACATGCTGGCGGAGTTCTCCTCCGACTCAGAGGGTCAGGCAGCGAGCGGTGGCGCCGGTTCGGCTATCGGCGCGGACGCCGGAGGAACCCCGTCGGGGTGGTCCGCCGGCTCCGGCGCTCCGGCGCAGCCCGGGACGGACGCCGGTGGCCTTGACGGGGAGCAGGGGTCCTGGGCGCAGCAGGGAGGCGGTCTCGGAGCCGGCTCGGCGTCCTACGGCGCAGGCTCAGGCGGCAGCTCAATCAGCGCCCTCCTGGTCCCCGCGCGGTCGTTCTCCTCCGCCGGCAAGCGGATGGCGGCGGAGGCGAAGGCAAACGCGGTGATTCGCAAGATGCGGATGCTGCGCCGACGCGCGCTGCGGGTGGCGGCGGAGATGGAGGAGCGGCTCCGGACGGCCGGTCTTCGCGCCGTCTACGTCGTCAGAGGAGACGAGGACCTACGCGACGTGGCGATGCTGTACCACGGGACGCAGGACGCGTGGCGGCGCATCGCCGCGTACAACGGGCTCGACGGGTCCGAGCTGCAGCCGCGGCAGGTGGTGAAGATCCCGAAGGAGGACGTGGCGTGAAGGTAGGAGACCCGAGATCGCGCGTCTACCGGCCTTCAGTGGTGATAGACTTCCGCATCCGGTTCGACGAGAGGCTCCGGCGGGTGGTCTCGTCCCCGCTGTCTCCGGAGGACCTGGCTGCGTCGGGCGGGGCGGAGCCCGGGAAGGGTGCTACGGTTCCGCTGTTCGCGGCCGGTTCCTCGGAGGAGCTGACGCAGGTCGTCGGTGTCGTCCCGAGCAGCGCGTCGATCGACCTGTCAGGGGTCAGGCAGGCCGGACGCTGGTCGGCGACCGTCCTGTACCGTGACCTTCCGGTTCCTCCGGAGGCCGTCCGCGCCGGCGCGGCGCTGATCCACGTCGGGTGCGTCGACGACGGAGAGTACGGCTCGAGGCTGTCCGCCGGCCGCTCCGCAGCGCTCGATACCAGGGACGCCGCTGGAAACCCGCGCATGGACACGCTGGTCATGCTCGGTGTGGTAGACACCTGGGACGTCTCGGACGGGGACGGACCGTCCACGGTCTCGCTGAGCGGAAGAGACCAGACAGGTATCCTCCTCGACTCCCCGTGGCCGGCGGACGCGTTCGACCGCCTCGACCTGACGGCGGATATCGGCCAGGTGGTCAAGCAGGTCCTCTCGTTCCACCCGTTCGGCGCGGACATGGTTCCGTTCGTAGAGGTAGCTCCGGCGAAGGAGTGGCCTGGTGGCTCCGTCCCGAGCCCTGATACGGAGGGCTCCTCCGCTCGGCACCGGCGCGGCGCAGCCGGAGACAAGACCCCGCGGAGGACAGGGAAGGCAACGGGCGACCTGAAGTTCTGGGACGTGATCACGCGATTGTGCCTGCTGGTCGGCGCGGCCCCGTACTTCCGCGGCGTCCACCTCCGCATCGTCCCGATGCGGAGCCTGTTTGAGCAGGTCGGCGGAGGCACTACCCCGTTCGCCGGCGGAGGTCCGCGCGTCGAGGGCGGCGAGGAGATCACCGTCCGGAGGCTGGTCTACGGGCGGGACGTCAAGCGGCTGTCCGTCTCGAGGAAGCTGTCCGGCGTCAAGGCTCAGGTCGTGGAGGTGGTCAGCGCGGACCCCGACTCGCCGAACAGGTCGGAGAGGCTGCGCCGCGTCCGCTGGCCCGACGGCGGCAAGACCAACGACGGTCCACTCGCCACCTCGGTCGCGTCGTCGGGCGCGTCCTCTCAGGACGTTCTCCGTGTGTCCGTTCCCGGCCTGAAAGACGAGGCCGCGATGCGGCGCGTGGCAGCCTCGGTGTTCGAGGAGGTGATGCGAGGAGAGACCACCGGGACGGTGGAGGCGTCGGACCTGGCCTCGTTCGGCGGGAGCGCGGCGGACCCCGACATGCTGCGCCTGCGGCCAGGAGAGGCGATCCAGATCGTGCGGGACGCGAGGCAGCGCGGCGCGCTGCCAGAGGCGCAGGCGCACGTCCGGAGGGGGTTCGAGGAGGAGGTCCAGGAGGTCAAGAAAAGGGTCGGCTCCGAGCCGTTCGCCCGCCTGGTGACGGCCATCCGGCGCGGAGAGCTCGGGCAGATCACCCCGTACTACTACGTCAACGGCGTCAAGTACGCGTGGGACGGCTCGCGGCTGAACGTCTCCCTGGACTTCCGCAACTACGTCAGCGCCGTCATGGACACGGGAGCGCCGTCGTGAGGGTGACGCGGACGCCGGATATGGCCAGGCTCGGGGAGGCCCTCTCGAGACCAGGAATGGACCCGAGGTCGTGGGTGAAGATCGGCGTCGTGGAGGCGTTCCACGCGGGAGAGGACGGGGTGTTCGCCGACGTCCGCATACTGCCTGACGACTACGTGGAGACCTGCCGGGTCGGTTCCGTCTACGCCGGCCCCGGCTTCGGCCTGTACGCGGACCTCGACGCAGGAGACGAGGTCGTGGTGGCGTTCCCGTCCGGTGACGCCGACGAGGGACCGGTGGTGATCTCGAGGACGTGGAGCGCCAGCGACCCACCGCCGCTCGAGGACCGCGGGGATGGACCAGCGCTCCTGCTACGCGTCAAGGACGGCGCGCGCCTCCGGATCGTCGCCGTCGGGGCCTCCGTGGAGGTCCTCAGCAAGGCAGACGCGAACAAGGCGGGCGGCAACGTCTCGGTGACGGCGGACGGCAACGCGACCGTGTCCGCCAAGGGAGACGCGATCGTCTCCGCGGAGAAGGGCGCGGCGGTCTCCGCGCAGGGCAACGCCGTCGTCGAGGCGGGCCAGGATGCCCGCGTAACGGCCTCCGGGAGCGTCGCGGTACAGGCAGGCACCGAGGCGGTCGTGACGGCCGCGAAGGCGGTCGTGGACGCTCCCGACGTCACCCTCGGCGGTGCAGCCGCTGCGCCTCTCGACGGGGTCGTCACAGGGCTCGCCATCGACACGTTCACAGGCATGACCATGTTCGCGCTCGGAGGCGCGAGCTCCAAGGTCAAGGCGGTCAAGTAGTGGCTCTGAGCGCAGCGGATATGGGCGACAACGTCCTCGCCAACATCGACCAAGTGGCAGCGGACGCGCAGGCGCAGGACCCTCCGGCGACCCCATCGAGGCAGGACCTGTTCCGGGCGCAGTGCGATGCGATCGTCGACCACCTGGTCGAGCGGTGGTACTCGGTGGTGCGGTCGGGTACGGTCATCATCCCGGCCGGGCAGATCAACGCCTTCGTCCAGGAGACGCTCGGCGTAACGGTCGGCTCGCCGGCCGTAGCCTGCGTGATGCAGGCCGCGGACCCGGGCGTGGTGCTATCCCGCGTTTGGTGGCAGAATAGCGTCCTGTGGATTCAGCTCAGCGCGGCGCCGGCCGCCGACGTCACGATCGCGTGGACCGTAGACGGGAGGTCGTGAGATGGCAGGCTTCGGTGGCTCCTCCTGGGGGTCCTCTCCGTGGGGAGGCGGCGCCCTGTCAATCAGCATCGAATCCGCGGAGGCGAAGGCGAAGCGCCTCGTGCGCGTTCACCTGACCGGCGCCGCGAAGGTGGTCAGCGAGTACGCCCCCGGCGACGCCACGAACCCGAACACCTGGCGGGTGGTCCGGCTCGACACAGGCCTCCCGCTGACCGTCATCATTGCGGTCGCGGTGGACGCGCGGACGGTGGACCTGACGACGATCGAGGACCTCGGCGGAGCCGTGGTCACGCACCGGGTGGAGACCTCCTCCCTCCGGTCCTCGGTCGGCGCGCTGGTAGAACCGCCGAAGTCGGCAGATTTCCAGGGGATAGGGACGCAGGCGGAGGCGGACGCGGCGCAGGCGCCGAGCGGCGTCCTCGACCTCCACAACCCGCCGACGCCGTACAACCCTGTCGGTGGTACGCTCGTCGTCGGAGCAGACGGCGACTACAAGATGGTCGGAGGAGACGAGCTGCTGAGAAAGCTCATCCTCCGGCGCCTGACCACCAGGCGGGGAGGCTTCCGCCACCTCCCCGAGTACGGTCTCGGGATACGGCTCAAGGAGCCTCTCCCCGGCGAGCTGGTCAAGCTGAGGGCGGCTATCGAGCGCGAGGTCAAGCGGGAGCCGGAGGTGGTCGCGGCGTCCGCCTCGCTCTCGCTGCGGTCGAACGGCGTCCTGACCGTGTCAGTCCGCGCGCGAACGCGCGGTGGGTCCGGCGCTCTCGAGGTCTCGCTCGACGTCCCTCCCGACGTCCTGTCCATGTAGGAGGTGCTGAGTGGATACGCCATCGTTCGATGATCTGTTCCGCGCCGGACGCGACGCGGCGCTCGGCTCCTCGCGGAGACTCTCGCTCGAGGTGGCGGAGAGGGAGGGAACGGACGTGAACGCCCTGCTCGCCGCGTCCGCGACCGTTGGCGACGAGGTAGTCGCGCAGCTCGCATCGGTGGCGTCCAGGCTGTTCTTGGACACGGCGGAAGGGGCCGACCTCCGCAAGTACGTGTGGGACCGGTACCGGCTCAAGGCGAAGGAGGCCAGCCCCGCGGTCGGCTCGGTCTCGTTCTCTTTGCCGTCCGCCTCCGCGGTGGCGTTCGAGGTCCCGGTGGGGACGACGCTCTCGACCCCGGACGGGACGAAGTATAAGACCACCTCGACCGCGTCATTCGCCGTCGGGGCCGCCGGACCGGTGGTCGCGTCCGTGGTCTCCCTCGTTGCCGGCCTCAAGCAGCAGGCGAAGGCCGGCGCGATCACCTCGATCGTGGACCCCGTCCCCGGCGCACCGGCCGGCCTGACCGTCACGAACCCTCTCGCCACCGCCGGGGCAGACGACGAGGAGGACGACGCGTCGCTTCGGCGCCGGGCCCGCCTGTTCTGGTCCACGGCGCGCCGCGGAACGGTGGCCGCGCTCGAGGCCGGCGCGTTGTCCGTCCCCGGCGTCAGGACCGCGGTGGCCCACGAGGTCATCGACCAGCTCGGCCGCCCGCTGCCGTACGTTCTCCTGGCTGTGACGGACGCGTTCACGGCTCAGCTCGCGACGCTCGACGCGGTCCCGGCCGCCTACGCGGCGCAGAGCCAGGTGTTCGCACAGACGGTGGCGAGCAAGCTCAGCGACGTCCGCGCGGCCGGCGCGTTCGTCCGCGTCTCCGTTGCCAAGGTGGAGATGCTCCCGATCGTCCTCGCGCTGTCCTTCGCGGCCGGTGTCAACGTAGACGAGGTGGCGCTGCGCGCGCGCGCGGCGGTGGTCTCGTGGACGAACGCGAGGAAGTCCGGCGAGACGTGGACACCCGCAGGGGCGCGGGCCGTCCTCCGCGGCGTCCGCGGCCTGGTGGTCACGGGAGGGGAGATCGTCTCGCCGTCCGGCCCCGTCAAGTTGAAGCCGCTCCAGGTGGTCCGGACCTCACTCGAGCTCGTACGCGCCTCGTCCTCCGCGGGGTACCACCCGCTGCAGGGGACGCTCAACCCGGACGCGTTCCTGTAGGAGGCTCGAGTGGCTTCGATCACGGCGAAGAACGAGGCGTATTTCCTACGGCTGCTCGAGCGGTCCCTCCCGCCCGAGTACGTGGCGCCCCTCAAGGACACCGGCCCCGGGTACGAGCTGCTGGAGGCGAGCGCTGCGGTGGGAGCGCGCCTGTCTACGGCCGTCTGGAGGCTCTACGAGGGCGCGTTCGTGATCTCCGCGCCGGACGGCGCGAAGGCGCGGTGCGCCGTCACCTTCTACCGCGAGAACGCGGCGGCCGGCGCGCTGACTATCCTCGCTGGGACAGTGGTTGCCAGCAACCAGGGGCGACGGTTCCGCCTCCTCTCGGACGTCCCGCTCGGCGCGGCGCAGCTCGAGGCGACCGGCGTCGAGGTAGAGGCCACCATCGACGGCTACCAGCACAACGAGCCGGGCCCCCTGGTGGCTGCGGACGGGACGCCGTTGCCAGGGGAGGTGGCCGTCGTCGACGTCCTCCTGACCGAGCCACCGTACGCGGACCCGACGATCCGGGTGCGGCAGGACACGGACGCGGAGGGAGGGTCGTTCCCGTGGCTCGACGCGCACGGGGAGGACCGCGGCGTGCCGCGGCTGCCAGGGGAGGACGCGGACGCGTACCGGTCGAGGCTGCAGCTCCTCCCGGATACGGTCAGCCGAGGCGCGATCGAGAGGCTGGTGGAGGCCGTCCTCGCGCCCCTGTCCGCCTCCGGAGCCGTCGTAGAGACCTGGGAACCCACCTACACCTCATGCTGGGACGCGCCAGACGAGGCCATGCCGGAGAACGTCCCCGGCCTCCTCTGCTACGACGACCCTCGCGAGCAGTCTCCGCTGCGCGGACGGTGGGTGGACGACGTGGAGCAGGCCGGTACGTTCATCGTGGTCATCCCTCCGCTCGAGGCGCTCGACGAGCGCGGTGTGGTCCTCGACGACCCGGCCGCCACCAAGGGCGCGCACCTCAGCCCGACCAGCGGCGGAGGCCGCGCCGTCTCGGCATGGGACGTCCCCGGAGACGCAGTGGTTGTGCCCGCGGCCTGGGACGGGTACGATCTGCCGCGTCAGGCGGTCCACAAGGGCTTGTTCGACGCCGTCCAGAGGACGCGCGCCGGTGGTTTCGTCGGGCTCGTGGAGCTCGACGGGCAGTAGAGGAGGACACCATGTCAGACGCACCGTTCGACCGCAGAGTCGTCTACCCGCGCGAGAAGCCGTCGGCCACCGACATCAACCTCGCGCAGGCTCAGATCGACGCCACCGAGCGGTGGGTGGCGGAGAGGCTGTACGACCACATCCAGCCGCAGATCACCTTCTCGGCCGGCAGCCCCGCCGGCGTCGGCGCGTACACCGGCTTCATCGGGGACGCGTTCCGCGTCCACCCGACCGGGCCGGCGTCCATGACGATCCAGATGAGGAAGGGCCTCGGGTACTACGTCGACGCCGCGGACGCGCAGTCCGCCATCGACGGCGTGGTGGGCCTCAACGACGTCCCCGCCATGAAGCCGCTCGTCCTCAAGGCCACCAAGGAGATCCCCGTCCCGGTGGCTGACCCGGTCAACCCGCGGATCGATATCGTCGAGGTCCGCGTGGACCGGAGGCGCATCGACCAGTCGTTGCGCCTGGTCCTCGACCCGGCGACCGGCGTCTTCACGCCGGAGCCGCTCGACAAGACCTTGACGTTCGAGCTCGAGGACCTCGACTATACCACCGCCGGTTCCGACTCCACCGCCCCGATCTCGTACAAGACGGGGACGCCGGGAGCCGTTCCGGCCGCGCCTGCCACGTCCCCAGGGTACGTCAAGGTCGCCGAGGTCCGCGTCGACGCGCTGGCGGTCAGCGTCCCCTCGGCGAACATCGTGGACACCCGACCGCTCCTGTTCCCTCACGGTCAGGCGCGCGTCATCGTCCGCGGCCGGTACACCCAGGCCACCGGTACGTGGGAGGTTACGCACGTCAACGCGCCTCCCGGGATCAAGGTAGGCTCGAGGGCGGTCGGCGTGCAGTTCCAGTTCTTCGTATTCAGCGGCGGCGGCGGGTACGTCCACCAGGCCACCGGGTTCGTGTCGAACACGACCGGCGTCTCGAGCAGCGAGCAGATCACAGTCCTCTCCGAGGACTCCGACGGGGCGGTGGACGCCGTGATCCAGACGGCGCTCGCGGCCGCGAGCGCGACGAACGGCCTCGTCGTTAACGTCGGTGTCGGCCAGCAGTACGACGGCGTCGTTCTGACACCGATCCACAGCGACGCGGCCACCGTTCAGCCGCTCACGGACGTGGTCGCGGCGACGCAGTGGGACCTCACGATGGTGATGGACCTGATCAAGGTGTAACGCGGCCGCGGCGGAGGCCCGCCGCGCGCACCCGGAGGCCACCGTGGCAATCGCTTCGATCGAGATCAACGGTGTCGTCGGGAGCAACGACGACCTCCCCATCGGGCAGCTCGTCCAGCTCAGCAACGACGGAGACGGAAATCGAGAACCCGACGATCACGCTGAACAAGGAGGGCACCTACCTGGTTCAGCTCATCGTGGACCTCGGGATGCCGTCCGAGGTCCGGAACACGGTGATCCTTGGCGTCCGGCAGGTCAAGACGAGGGTCCGCGTCCCGGCCCCCGGTGAGAGCATCGAGACCGGGGTCGAGGGGTGGGCGGAGCCGGCGGCGAACGAGGCGCTCCGCGCGCTCGATGCCGCGGTCTCGGACCCTGGTGTCATCACCGCGGTCGCAGGCGCAGCCGGCCTCTCGGTGGGGCGGGTGGTGTACGTGTCCGGCCGGCAGACGGTCAAGGCCGGCCTCCCGGGGGAGGAGGTCCTGCCGTCCGTTCGCGCCGCTGCGGCGACGTCAGTGGGTACGTCAGAGGGACCGCTCGGCGTGCTGCTCGGCAAGGTGGGAGGAGGCGCCCCGGCCAACGGTGACCTCGTGCGCGTCCGCGTCTACGGGCTGCAAGGCCCCTACGCGGGCGCGGTAGTCGCCGCGACGCCGCTGTACCTCACCGACGCCGGATCGGTCTCGACCGCCCCAGGGACCGTCTCCAGGCGCATCGGGGTCGGGTGCGGGACCGACGGCGTCGAGTGGTGGGCATGGATCGACGGCCTAACCGGCTCCTCGACCGGCGCTGCGTTCCTCGGCTCCGCACCGTACCTCACCGACGGACCGGCCTCCGGCCTCCCGAACGCCGTCGACATCCGGGAGCGGGTGGACGACCTCGGGGCGACGCCGCTGGCGCTGCACTCCGTGGACTCCTCGGGAGCGGCCGCGCACGTGATCGCGCACGTCCTGGATCTCGTCCGCCGGTCCACCGTCCCGACGCCGGTCGGGATGGGGAGCGCGCTGGCCCTGTCCATGTTCAGCAGCGACGCGGCGTCCTTGAAGGCCGCCGGTCTCATCGCGGCTGTCTGCCTCGACCCGGCCAACGCGTCGTTCCAGTCCGAGGTGCGCATCGGCGGCTACTACGGTGGCACGTTCCGGTGGTTCGCGGTCGGGAGCAACGACGGGCTCCAGGTCGACGGCGCCGGCAGCCGCGGCTACAAGCGGAGCGGCGGCACCCTGCAGATCGGGACCGTCGACGCCAACATCGTCGAGCTCATCATCAACGGCACGGCGGTCTGGCAGGTAGACGCCACCGGGAACCTGGTGGCGCAGGGAGGCGTCCGGCGCATCGAAGGCGTCGCCAACCCCGCAGGAGCCGACCACGCGCTGCCTCGCCAGTGGGCTCAGGTCCGCATGGGGCCCGGTCTGCTCGTGTGGGGCGTGGGCGATACCGGTACGGCCGGCCCGGCATACCTCGTCAACGGGTATACCGCGGCCCCGGTGGCCTTCGCGTGGGACGTCTCCGCCCCGAGCGCCTGCGTCATTCGCAACCTCCGCGTGCGCGTCAACGGTGGAGGAAACATCCACGATGATGCGATCACGTTCACCGTGCAGGCGGACGGCGTCGACACCCTCCTGACCTGCACGCTCGCCGCCGGCGCAGCCACAGCGCAGAACGTCACGGACGGCCCGAGCTTCGGGGCTGGTCAGCGCATATCGCTGGCGGTCACGTTCGGTGGTGGGATCACGCAGTCTGCGCGAAACGTCGCCGTCTCGGCCGACCTGGTCCTGGAGTAACCGCCGTGCAGTACGACCTCACCGCTATCGTCAACCTCCCCGGCGCGGACGCCGGATCGGCCGAGGTCCCGCTCGATGCGCTGCGCGTGCCGCGCGGGGAGCCGCTCCGGCTCCGGCTCCGGCTCCGGTCCTCCGCCGGGGTCCCGGTTGCTGCCGGCGGGGCGACGGTCCGCCTGACCGTCCGCGAGCGCCGCGAGGGCGCTGCCGCGGTCGTGAACGTCCTCGCCACCCCTGCGCCGCTCCGCGGGCCGGACGCGCTCGACCTCGAGGTTCCGGGGTCAGCCACGCGTCGCCTGCGGGTGGCGCGGTACCTGTACCAGGTCTCGCTGGTCTCCGGGTCCGACACGTACATAGTCGCGGGGCCCGCGGCGCTCGAGGTCGCGGATTCACTCGCCGTCGTGTGACACCGGCAGAGTTCAACCGACTCCACATGCAGGCCTGCGGGATCGCGCCGGCCGCGCTCGGCGCCGCGTCATGGGACGACGTGCGCGCGATCCGGGTATGGCAGGCGAGCGTGGGGATTCGCCCGGACGGGTGGTTCGGCCGGAGGTCCGTCGGCGCGTACCACCAGTCGGTCAAGCGTGGTTACGTCGAGCCGGTTTACGTGTTCGGCGTCCCGTACATCCTCCCTGGTCTCCGCTCCGTTCTCCACCACGACTGGCCCCACCGTCGCCCGCGCAAGCGCGGTCAGGTCGTCGACACGATCGTTCTCCACCAGACGGTGACCACGAGTCGCAAGCGGGCGGAGGCGGTGTTCGACGAGAACGGATACGGGGTTCAGCTCCTGGTGGACCCGGACGGCACGCTGCACGCGTACGGGGACGTCGCAGACCAGATGGCCCACGCGAACGAGCGCAACGGTCGGTGCGTCGGAATCGATGAGGTCAACCCGTACTCCTCCCTCGTGGAGCCGTGGACCGAGATGATCGATCCGTCCACGACCGCATGGAAGGGGCGGGAGGTCGCGACAACGCCAGATGCGCTCGAGACCATGGTCGTTGTCTCGTGGTGGCTGACCTCGCGGACGTTCGAGTCGGACGGCATCCGCATCGCCATCCCGCGCACGTTCCCGACCACCCCGGCTGGAGCGCCCGCGGGTCCGAGCGACGAGTGGTTCCGCGAAGGACCGGCCGGCGCCGGTATCATC